GTACGCGTTGCCAGCGACTTGGAGGTACGTGATCAGGTTCTCTACAAAAAAAGGGAAATTTTGATTGGGATTGGGGCGTTTCAGGATGTAGGCAATAGGGCTGCTTTCCACCTCCACCACGCCACTTTCTTCCTCCACCCCGAGGAAGAACCGGGCAGACGCCACCCCACTCGCCAGTTCCCGAATACAGGCATTCACCAATTCGGATCTGCCGTATCCCTCCTTGGAGAAATTGGAATAGTTGTCCTCAGGATACAAAACGCTGGAAAGGTCCGTAACCAAAGGGACCGATCCGGTGATGTCTGAGTCCGTGTATGCCTTGCTTCGATTAAAAGGCCAAAAAGCCATATTACTTCATCCTAGGCTCCCACATACTTTTTTAAAGGAAATCAGATCAGGGTGTCCGCGTCAATCAGGACAGAGTGTCAAACTACCAGATGCCCACCCCGGGCCTCTGTGCGAAGGTCATGGCCAAGGCGTCGGCCTCGTCCGGTGATTTGTCCATGGTCGTCTTGCTTTCAAGGGCGATTTTCTTGTCGGACCGAATAGTGTATCGACGGGACGCCAATTGTCCTATCAGCTCGTCGTCGCCCGGCACCCGGCCCGTGTTGAGCACCCAATCCCGCATGTTCCACCAAGCTTCGGCCGTCTGGTTGGAGAATCGATCATCCCTGTCCGCTCTGGCCCCCGCTATGAACCCCACCACGTGGGCCCTCATGGGCATCTCTTTCAACCTGTCCACCACACCTCCACCAAGCCCGGTGTCGTCCACCACCAGAAGGTCCGCCTCCACGTCGTCGCAATACCTACCAAGCCATCCGGCGGTCTGCATCAGGTCGCGTCCTTGTGTCCTGTTTACTATTTCTGCGTGGTCTCCCTGCCTGTGCACCACCACAGTCTTGTCCTTGCCAAACCTCGCCACGTCGCAGGCAACAATGATCTCTCCGTCCTTCTGCGCTTCCCGGGCCACGGATCGGCGGATCGCAGACAAGGGAAGTATGGTGTCGTCCAGTTCTTCCACAAACTCGCCAAGGATGGACCCTCTGTACATAGCCGAGTCTTCCCCCCATTCTTCCCGCCGCGCCTCGACATCGGCCCTTGTTATCATGCCGGGGATATCTCCCCCTTGCAGATTCGGGGTGTCGTATGCGGAGATATTGATGGTCTTCCATCTGGCTCTGTGCTGGTGGTGGGAGTCGTAGAAGGGACCGGACGAGACAAAGGGATTGCCCGTCATCAGCACGGCCTCCGGGTTCAGTCTGCGTATAGCGTCTATGTCCCGGGAGGATACCGCGTGGGCCTCGGTGACTATGACCAGAAGATGGGGGCTGTGGAAACCCAGCAGATTGAAGGCGTCGTTGGTGGCGAACCCCAACCCAAATGTGCTTTCGTCTATCTCAAAGCGGGAAGTCTCGTATACCCTGCCGTCCAGGCTAAACCCGTCTATGCGGCGGGAGGATCTAAAGGCGGCTCGGACCTCATTGAACACGATATCGTTCACCTGCCTGTGGGTCGGCCCGTACACCAGCACCTTGGAAGGGCGTCTGGAATGGAGCCACCACAGGAGGGCCCTGCCCGCGGCCCAATCCTTGCCGCTTGAGTTGCAACCGACAACGGACACGCGAGAATGGTCCTTTAGGGCCTCCACTATCTCTATCTGTTTGAGGTATGGGTGCTCCCCCAGTATCTCTTCAAAAAAGAAGGAAGGGGATGATTGGAGGGCGAGACTTACGACCTCTTGGGACTGTGACCGATTCACAGGAAATTTGAGTCCCAAATGCACATCGCATGTGACACGAACCGTATCAATCCGCCCTCGCCACATATCCGTGATCGAGGGCTCTCTGCGCCAGTTCTTCCACTGAGGCGTCCACCGGGCCGTCGGGGTCCTGTATGACCTGCGGACCCCCAAAGCGTCCCCGCATCCTGAGGCCCCATGTTATGGCGGTCACGTTCCCCTGCATGGCCAGATCGTACAGCTTTTCTTCGTATTTGTCGGTGCCCTGTTCTCTGGCGTCTTGGAAGGCCTCGTCAAAAGTGGGATCTTCCTGCCGCCATCTCCAAACAGTGCGCCTGTTGACCCCGGCGCGGGTCGCGGAGTAGGTCACGCTGTGCCCGTCCGCATAGTCCACCAAGAATGTGGCCATGATCAAACGCTTATTCATGACGCCGCGGTTCATCTTTTCTTGGGTCTCGCCGTCCCGTGCCATCGCACACCTCCTGTAGAGGGAATCCTCCCGGGACACTCGGGGTGGGTCCAATTCCGGGAGGACACCCAAAAATCAGGATAGCATGGGATGGGTCCACGTGTCAAGGAGGGGGTCTCCGTGGCCCGGAGAGAGGAGAAAGAGGCGGGAGGGGGTCCTAGGGGGTCCTAATCGCCCCCCCACCTCGGGAAAGCCGCACCCTCTGGAACATCATCCAACAAGTTCAAGGGATTCTCGGGCTTTAAGGCACCCCGGCCCCATTTCGCCGGGTTTGCGTCCCTATGAAAACGTCCTTAACTAACGTAGGGGGGACGGCTGGATTGACCCTAGCGGCTTATTTGTCGTTGTGTAGGTCGCCGTCCTTGACTGCGTGAGCCAGAGCCTCGGCGGCCAATTTCTTGAATCGGGGATGGTTTAGGCACACCTGACAGGGCATTCCTTCCCGGATGCCCTTGTCCGGATCGATCAGGGTGTCCACTTTTCCCCAACCAACGTCGGACATGTGCGCCCAAAACTCCTGGAGATACCTTCCGCAGAAGGTCCTAGTGGTGGGGTACCATCGACCCCCCACCTCCTCCAGATCGGAAACGTCGAAGGCATGGGCGGTGCCCTTGGGCTTGGACTGAACGAACAGGTACGTGGCACTCCAATCCTTCTCGCTCATTGGGAGCCCCCAAAGGCAACGGGTGCCGGGAGACAGGGCTCATAAGCGGTAGAATAGAGGCGTTGGGTGTCCCTCCAGACACATTCCCCGGTGTCGGTGTCGGCGTCGTAGACGAAACCCACCCACACGAGCAACCCGCGGCTCACGGAGCACACAGGGCAGGGCCAAAGGAACTCGGGGGCAAGGTCCGCATAGTTGGGGACGATATTGGTCCAGCGTCTAGCGTCCCCGTTCCATTCGGGCATCACGGTGTCGCAGACGGGGCACACCATGGTGTACTTTCCGGTGGTCTGCTCGGGGGATGCCCAAGCGAGGAACGGTATCCTATACCGGGACATGTCCTCGGGTATTGTGTACTTCCATCTCTCCCAATCAGTCATATATTTCTCCTTTGCACGCGCCACACACCACGTTGGGATATGCCTCGTGAAGCTTTCTATAGTTTGAAATGATGCGAATCACCTCCTTGTAATTGAGTTTGCGCATGCTAAGACGGGCGACCATGTGGGTGTCGAACATGTTGGTCAGGCCCGATCTCCTCACGATTTCGTACGCCTCGAACTGCTCCTCCGATATGTGTTCGGCACTCACAGAAGGAGGTCCCCGTTGCCGAGTCCCGTACTGCCGAATCCGCGAAGCCCCCGCTCCGTGCCCAGATCCACTTCCCCCACAACGGATTCGCCGTGGAAGAGAGGCAACGGTATCACCTGCGCGACCCGTTCCCCTTCCTGCACGTCCACCGCGACCTCCCTGCTGGGATTCCACAGTTGGACGTAGAGAGGGCCCCTGTACCCCTGATCTATGACCGAGGGTATCACCTGAACGCCCCTGATCTTGAAAGTGGAGGACCTCCCCACTATGAGACCCCAAAAGCCGGGGGGCAGGGCCATCCTAAGATTCGTGAGCATGTCCACCCGGATGCCGGGATTCACACGGACATCGCGGGATGCGGCGAGATCGAATCCGGCATCCCCGGAGAAGGCCCTAGTCGGTTGTGAACATGGTGCCCCGGAATCGAGGGCTTGGAACACGATCTGGTGGGGTGGATGGGGAGCTCCCGAAGGCAACCCGACGCGCCTGTCGGTCATGTACTGCTTGGAAGCTTCCACCATCTCCGTGATCTCGTCAAATGTGTTTATCCTGGAGTCGTGCAGGAAGGGGGAGCGGTTGGGTCGATGCAGAGTGGCAAAAACGGGGATGCGGGCATCCAAGGCCATCTGAACCTCCCGACAGGAGCCCACGGAAGAGGGGGTGAGCACCCCGACCAGCATGTCGGCTCGGCGTAGGGCGAACTCGTCTATCGCCACGATGTTCTGACCGTACCGGGACTCCACCGCGTCCGGGTCGGACCACAGGAAAGCCCCGAGGGGATCGAATACCACCGCGCCGTGGTTGGAGAGGGAATGTCCCACGGCCCTCCTCCAATCGGATATATCCTCGTCCACCGCCGCACCGTCTATCGGACCAAACATGTATACATACACGATCTCACCACTCCTACAGGCCCAACAGGGACATGTTCCATTCTTTGCGATCATTTGGGTAGAGGGGGGCCGTGGTCTTGGACACGGGAGCGTATGGCACCCTCTTGTTGTAAAGGTCGGACCATATCCCGGGGCCCGTGGACAGGAACCTCAGCTTGACGTCGGCTCCGGTGTTTCGCCGGGAGGTCCCCCACGCACCGAGAAAAGCCCGGAGGGGGTGTGGGACGTCGGCACTCGCCGAGAACTGCACGTTCGATATAGAGCTGTCCAGATAGTCCACGTGGGTCAGACAGAAAAAGTCGGGGCGGCACATGCCAATCATGCGCTCCACCAGTTCAGGATCGAACTCTGCAATCCTGCGCACGTTGCCTGTTACCGTGGTTCTCTGGGGGGTATCCACCACCCCCTCCGTCTGGGTCTTTATGAACTCCCAATCCACTTCATTCTCAAGAGGCCCGGAGTTGCCCGCCACCCGGATCGGGTAGGTGCGCAAGACTCCGTACACCAAATGAGGCACACGGGTGGATATGCCCGCGTCCGAAAGTATTTGTCCCGGGGTGACGTCCCGGGAGGTGGAGAATGGCCAATGGCCGGACGCGGTCACGGAGAGGCCGAACCCCTGCGTTGACTCCACGATGATGTCCAGACCGTTGTCCAAAAGCCTGTTGATGATGGCTTGGGTGTCGACCACCTTCCAGCCCGTCCGCAGGTCGTCCCGGTGTTTCATGAGATTCAGGTGTGGAGAACGGCCAATGTGGTCTATCCGGCACGCTCCTATTCCCTCGGCGGTTGATCCCACCATGGCGATCAGACCCTCCTCCTCGACCCGGTGCCTGTCGTCAATGATGGGCACCTGTTCATCAATAAACAATCTGTCCTGGAGATCGTTGACGGGAAGGCTGTTGTGCTCGCGTATCAACACCTCGGGGCTGATGACGGAGCCGGGACCGATGAACAAGGGAGCGTCGGGGATGTGCCACCCGCACGGGATCTGGCGCATCTTCCATTCCCCATCGGTGTTCGGGTCCATGGTGTGGAACACTCCCGGGGTGGTCATGGTGTGCCCCGCGTTGGGGCCTCCCACTCTCACGACGCCGCCGAGCCTTCCCTCGGTGTAGAGGCGGCGGGCCAAGTAGGCCACGAACTCGCCCTTGCCCTCGGAACCGAATTGTGCCCCCATGACGACATGGGCCGTGCCGACCCGTTTGTCTCCGTAAAAAGTCGCCCTACGCTGGGTTAGCGGATGCGGGCCGCGTTTGGTGGGTGTCATCCTTCTTGCTCCTTCTGAATCCTGTCTATTTTGTTGTTGACGTCATTTAGCTTGAAAACGAGGTCCTTCAACTCCTCCTCCTGTTCCATCCTCCTGAAATGTAGCCACAGGTAGAATATCAGGTCGGCGGCCTCCTCCAAGGCGGATCGCAGGGGATCGGGCTCCGTGAAGACGACCCCGTGCTCCTCCATGCCCTTGTCGAACTTGTCCTTGCAGAACTTCGACAGCCACTCGATGTACTCGTCGCGCACCTCGGGACCGAGCACACGCCAAGCTTCTGTTTTTAATTGGTTGCTTTCCTCAGACATGGGTCCTCCTGCTTTGGTGGCGAGGATGCCACCGTACCCTAAGTATATCAGGGATTTGGCACACTGTCAACGCCGTCATCGCCTCACCAATCGCGAAGGATCGGCACGTCTTCAAGATTTCCCCAATTCGGCCCCGACGACGCGTGAACCTCCAGCGGGACGGCGATCTGGACGACGCTCTCCATGATGCGGGCATATTCGGTGGCCAAGGTGTGCACCAGCCCGTTGTCCATTTCCCACATCAGCTCGTCGTGGATCTGCATCACCCATTGGACGGGGGCGGGCTTGGGGATCGGTGACGGCGGGACGAAATGCCACCCGTGCTTTTCAACGATGCGTCCCATGGCAAGCTTGATGACTCCCTGTGCCCCCATCTGGATGGGGCCGTTGCCCGCCTGTCTTTCCCCGGCGGCCTGTATGGACTGCACCGGACAGGACATCTCGGGCACCCACCTTTTCCTGCCGAACATGTCTTGGACATACCCGTGTTGCCGGGCGTGGTCCACCGCCCCGTCCCTGAAGGTCTTGACCTCCGGGTACAGGCGGTAATAGTCGTTGATGAAGGCGTCGCATCTCTCCAAGTCCCAATCGGCCAAGCCCTCCGCGGCCATCTGGTCAAAGAGGCCGTGGGCGGTGATCCCGTAGACCACCCCAAAGCCCAACCTCTTTACCGGGTATCGGTACTTGTCGTCGGCGGCTTCCTCCACCGAGACCCCGTGTATGTTGGCCGCGGTCTCCGTGTGGATGTCCTTTCCCTCCAGGAACAAATCGATCCCCGTCTGACATCCGGACAGAGCCATGACCAGCCGCATCTCGACTTGGGAATAGTCCATGGCGAGAAAGGAGCGTCCTTCGGGGGTCACAAATCCGTCCCGGACGAGTCTCCCCAACTGGGTCCTTGCCGGAATAGCCTGTACATTGGGATTGCGCACCCTCAGCCTTCCTGTCTCGGTGCCCGGCACCGCGCTGATCCTCGCGTGTATGCGCGCTCCGTTTCCGTCATCCTCCACCCACTTGGGGAGGGCGTCCGCATACGCCGTCTTGATCTTGGCCCTCTCCCGGTACTGAAGGATGAGATCGATCACGGGGTGGTCCACCTTCTTGAGTTCTTGGTCGTCGGTGGAAGGTTTTCCCGTGTCCGTCAGGCGCGTGGGGGTGAATCCTAGCTTGTCGTAGACCAAGGTCGCCACCTGAGGACCCGACACGGGGTTGAACCGATAGGGCTCCCCGTCCAGATAGGCCCCGGCCACGTCGGCGGCTTGGTCCGCTATGTCGGCCATGGGGCCCCCCAGTTCCTCGGACAAGGAGGCGAAATAGGAGGGATCGACGCCGATGCCCCCGTCCTGCATGGATCGAACGATGGGGAGCACGGGGCCGTCCACGTGGTCTAGGACAAACTGGAGGCCCTCCTCCTTGATCAAGGGGGACAGGGAGCGATACACCCTGAGGGTGGCGTCGGCGTCCCGGGCGGAATACCTCAGGGCTTGACGGACGGGCACGTTGGCCAAGGACGCCTCCGGCATCGGCCCAAGCTTTTCCTCCACCTCGGCGCGTTCCAAATCGTCTACGTCCTGCCATCTCCGGTAAGGGTTGGCTCCCTTGTCCATATGATCCGCCAGTATCCTCTTCGCCTTCCTTGTGATGGTGTGGGGCTTCCGGGTCCGGGTGTTCATCCTACCCAGTTTGTTGTCCCATTTGGTTTCCGATATAGGAGGAGGAGGCGACCATTCGCCATCCGCCACCTCTGACAGGTACGAAACGGAAATGTCGTCTTGGAAAGGAGACACGATGTCGGTGTAGTCCTCCATGGTGATCCCGCACAGGTCCCGGGCCAGCGTCTTGAGACCCATTGGAAGACCCAACAAATAAGCCATGAGCATGGTGTCCACGAAATTGTCCATCTGGACGAATTGGGCGTCGTAGTCGTAGTTGTGGACCACCACTTTCACGTGGGAGGGGATGGGGCCCATGATCCTTTCCATGTCCCTCCACGTATCCGCGGGTACGAAAAGGGCCTCTCCGGGCTTTTTGGATATCTGGACGGACCAAAGCTTGCCGTCCACGGTCTCCGTGTCCAAGGCCAACATCTCGGCGTGCACCAGATAGTTGTACACGGACAAGGGGTCCTTTTCGGTACGGTATGTGGCGTGCGGGTGCTCATCCTTCACAAAGAAGTCGGCCATGTCAACGTTGTCCATGTCGCTCACCAGCTTCTTCAGGCCTTCGAAATCCGACAGAATGGTGCGTATGAACCGGGTCTGGTGCAGACCCGCCGCCGGGTGGATGACGGGGTAGACGTAGTCCGGGGTGTGGCCGTAGGGAAGAGTTATCCCGGCCAAGGGGCGGCCGTGCAGGTGGTCTATGCCGTCTTTTAAGCCCGTAGCCCAACGCGTGGCAAACACCCCCATGGTGACCAGAACCCGGGGCCGCACCATCTCGATCTCCGTGGCGGCCCAACGCGTGGCGCACTCGTCCACCTCTCCCGGGAGCGGGTCCCGGTTGTTGGGAGGGCGGCACTTGATCGTGTTGGTGACGAACACGGACGATCTGCTGTGTCCTATGGATTTGAGAAGGGAATCCAGGAACTGCCCGGCGGGACCCGTGAAGGGAATGCCCGTTTCGTCCTCGTTGCGACCCGGGGACTCGCCGATGAACATGATGTCGGTGGGGGTTGGCCCGGTGCCGGGAACGGGTCCTTGGCATCCCTTTCGCAGGTCGCAAGCCGTGCATTCCCGGTTGGGCGCGTACAAGGGATGGGCGATTGGTGGAGTGGTCATTGTTCCTCCTCTCCGTTGATGGCGGCCACGATGCGGGCCGACGTTTTCTTGCCGATTCCGGATATCTCGGACCACTCCTTAGCGGTGGCCCCGGCCAATCCCCGGACGGACGGGAAAAAATCCTCTATGGCCTTGGATCTCTCCCAACCCACCCCCGGTAACTCCTTGGCCACGCGGCGCAAGAGAGAGGGCCTACCGTACAGGGAGACAGCGGGGGATGGTGGAGTGTGGAACTTGTTTAGGCTGGAATGGTCTTCGGGGGGTCTGCGAAACAGGGCGTAAAGAGACTTGATCTCCTGAGCCGTGTCCGTTGCGTTTGCGGTGCGGCGCACGTGAACCCCGGCATACAACTCCATCTCGTTGAGGTAAGACCTGAGCCTCGTCCCGGTGGTCTGGGGGATGGAAGGAACCCAACGGCCCCCTTTCCTGATCTGGATGAGACCCGACACCCGGTCCTCCCGGACGGCTCCGACCTCAAGGAAGAGGAAGACGCGGTCAAAACCCGCGGCGCGTGCGTCCTGCACTTGCTGGATGTGTCGTCCGTCTTCCATGCACTTGATGAGGTCCCCCAACTTTTTTCTCTCGCCGCACACGCGGATGTCCTCTCCCCCCGTCCACTTCCCGAAAAAGGCGAAGTCTCCGTGGGGTATGGGCACCGCGATGGCCAAGGAACCCAGCAACTCAAGGACGTCCTTGTCGTTGGGTGCCTCCGTGACGAAGATCACGAACCGTGCACCATGAGAAGCAAAAACTCGAAAGACCGGGACTCGTCCCAGAATATCTGCCCGTTCAGGGCCGGATTCTGCCGACAGTCCTTGACCTGCACCCCGAACCGGGTGCCGTCGTCCCCGTCGTGTCGCACCGTTTCCAAGTTGGCCTGAACGGAATATCCCATGTCGTTCCAACCTTTCCTCTCCCATCCCCCCGTCCACGCGTCGTTTTTGTATTCGCGGCTCATCTTGTGCAGAAGAATAACGGTCAGGTCCGAATGGTAGAACTCACGGACGAGCTCCCGTTTGGTAGCGTTGATCGGGCCCCAATGGTGGGGCATCACCTGATCCAACCTCCCGAACGTGGCCAGCCTCTGCAACTCCCAACACTCGGATTCGGTGTCAATCACCAAGGAGCCTTGGTTGTTGTCCAAGACCGCCCGAATCCTCATTAACAGGTCGTTCCAGATTCCCACGTACACCTCTTTGGGCTGATTGCGGGGAACCTTGACCTCGTACATCTTGATGTCCCGATCCACGAACTTGTGAACCACTCCTTCCGTTCCCATGTCTAGGGAGACAAAGAACACGGGCTCCGGGGCTGTCCGGAGGGCCATGTCGGTCTTGCCCGATTTCTCGTGCCCGGACAGGGTGGCCACGATCCGGCGGGGGACGACCTGAGAGGGGGGAAGGAACCCCAAGCTTTCCATATTAGTCATTGTATACTCCACGGTGAATTGATGAGGGCGGGGGCTGGTGCTGGTGTAGCCCCCGCCGGGAAACTAGGAGGCGGGGGTTATAACCCCGTCCCCGCTGACCTGGAACCCCCGGGCCGTCAGGAC